GTAGATAGTGGATCTTTCTTATCGCCACGAACTGTACGAATATAATATTGAGAATGCCATGGATGCATTCCTGAAGATACTCCTACAAGTTGTGATACTGTACCTGAAGGCTTAACACATGTGATAGCAGCAGATTCATTTATTCCAATTTTTGCTGACTCTTCTTTATTTGTTTCACGAGCATAATCACGAAGCCCTTCTAAGGCTTCTTCTAGTTTTTTAAGATTTTCTTTACCAGAGAAAAATTTATTTCCAAATTGCCCAGTTAAAGAAACACCAAGTAGACGCTCTTCTTCTGTATTATCTTTCCAAATCTTACGAAGATATTTAAAGTCTGTCAGTGTTGATTGCCAGGTTCCAAGAATTGTAGCTAGGCGTACTTTCTCTGCTACTGTTTTTGTAGTGTCATTTTCACGAATTACAACTTCGGAGAGATTACAAAATTGATAAGGTCTAAGGATAATTTCTGAGCATGGGTTAGTTCCATAGTGGATTTCTGGATCTCTACGTCCCCATCTTGCTGCTTGTTTCTGAGCTGCTGCAACATTGTATATGCCACGCTCACCTGATTTTGAGTCATATAAATTCTTCCATTCAGCAATAAACTGTTCCATCTCTGGTTTACGAGAATATGCTACTGAGTTATTTGATAGTGCACGTTGTGTATTTTTTTCCCACCAATTACCAGACTTTGCTGCTGCCATTTCAATATCATTAATGTTAGAAAGAGAAATCATTGCAGAACGACGAACTCCGCCAACGACTACAACTTCACCTATCTTACACATAATATCATGAGCTTCAATAGGCTTCAACTGACGACCTGCTGCACCTTTAAACTTTGCAATTGTAAAATCAAATAGGTTCACAAGTGGTTGTGGTCCTGATGAACGGCCACCCATTGTCTTAAGACGTGCACCAGCTGGACGAAGTTTTGAAACATCAATTGCTGGAATCTGTCCTGCCCAAAGCATAGCAAGAAGCTCTCTATAAGATTTTGCCCATCCATTTTTTGAATCTTCTACAACAATCGTAGTTGTTGATTTTTCGAATGACTCTGGGACGGCAGGAAGTTTATTAACATACTTATATTCAACAGAGAATCCAACACCAGTTCCACACATTAAGATATACATAGTTTCATCAAATGAACGAGGTGAGTCTACTGGAACAAATGAGCAGTTATAACCTGCAACATGATCCCTATCAAGAGCAGCACCTGCAGTCATTACTGCTCTCATTGAAGGCATTACGCTTCTGTTGTAAACTGCATTTTTTAAATCTTCTAAAAGTTTAGAGTCTGGCTCATAATTGTAGTTTTGAAATAAATGATCAAGCATGAATGAAAAATAACGATCAACGGTTTCACCCCATGTCTCACGACGGTTATCTTCTGGCAACCATCTTGCATATCGTGATAGAGCGATAAAGTTTTCGTATGGATTTTCAATAGTTCTTGACATTTTTTGTGTGTGGCTCCTTTTCCGCCTTGCGGTTTAATTTAAAAATTGAATAGGTACTAATTCTACCAAACTTTATTTAAAGTGGGAAGCCTTAAAAAAATTTTTCTTCTAAATGACTAAATGCATTCTTAGTCAACTTAATCCAATCATACTCTTCATGTATTTTAGTTGACTGAGCAAAATAATAACCAGACATTGCTTTAAAATTTACAGCAGCAAAAACCATTTGATCTTCTAAACTCTCTACATCTGGTTTATACATTTTACCAAGATGGGGGTCTCCAACAGCTTTTGGTAAAGTTTCATCAGTCAATGTAGATTTTATTTTTAATGGTCCTAGGTATTGTTTGTATGGAGACCAATCATAAGTTGATATAACTGGCATTCCAGTTGCAAGTCCTTGTAATGGAATAAAACCAAATCCTTCTCCCCAAGTTGGATACAATAGGATATGGTTGCGGTGATAAAGATTAGCTAGATTATTTATATCTAATTCTTCTTTAATAATTTTTATATTTTTATATTCTGTTTCTGGAGTAACAAATTCTCCTTTTTTATTATATATTCTTAAAGTATGAGATCCATGCACTTTCATTGTAAGTTGGTATTCTGGATTATTGCCAAATAATTTTATAAAAGTATCTACTACCATTTGACCTTCTTTTCTTGGAGATGGTTCTCCAACATGAAGAAATTTTAATGGCTCATCTTCTTTTTGAATTCTTTTATATGGCTCCCATATTTTTTCTATTCCATGTTGATATACATATATTGGAACTTCTACTCCATTATTTCTATATACATCTGCAACCCAATCTGATGTTGCCCATACTTCATTACACAAATTCATTCGTTCCCGCCATTCTGGACGAATTTTAGTTGATTCCCAGGGAGTATAACCAATCTGATATTGATCTCTATGCATTTTATATTGATGTGGCTGAGTAAAATTTAATTGTAATTGAGCTTTAGGATTTGCAAAATCTACTTTATGTCCTAATTGCTGTAGACTTTTAACAATATTTTGTCCAGCATAACCAAATCCTACTGCTGGATTTAATCCTGCTTTAATCGTGTAATATGAAATATGCATACTTTTTTTCTGGTCAACTAGCTTGACACCTATTATCAAACAATGTTATTATTGTAGTTCGTTATCTCTAAAGGAGGAAATGCCAATGGAGAATATAAAAGAGCGATTGAGCGAAGTTGCTCATCACTGGACTGCTATAGGAATGATAACATTATTTCTATTTGGAGTCCAGCCTGAAACTATGACAATCGCAAATGGTTTAGTTGTTAAGCCAGATATCATAACAAGTGATATTGAGCATCAACAAAAACTAAAAGCACTACAACTGAAGAAAGAAACGCTGGAAAAATTCAGCAATACTGTGTATAAAGGTTCAGATCAGCTGTCTGATGTAGAATTAAAAAAACTATTAAAGGCTGTAGGATTTGAAGGACAAGCACTTAAAATGGCTTGGGCAGTAGCCAAAAAGGAGTCCAACGGACGACCAATGGCCTACAATGGAAACAGGAATACTGGAGACAGTTCCTACGGAATTTTTCAGATCAATATGCTAGGAAACCTTGGTGATGATCGCAAAGAGAAATTCGACCTGAGATCAAATGTACTACTGTTTGATCCCGTAATTAACGCAGAGATAACGTATCATATGACTAATGGCGGTGAAAATTGGTCATCCTGGAAAGGGTTAACCCCAGCCACAAAAGAGTGGTTGGCCAAATTCCCTGACTAATAGGAGATAAATTGAAGATACAAGTAGTATCTAAATATTTAGCCTTAGCAACAGAGGGCCTTGTGCAAAAAATGGATTGTCCATTATGCCAAGGCCTTCTGATGCCTAACCAAGATATTGATGATATAATCTATTTATACTGCCTATCTTGCCAGTATAAAAATAATATTGGAATTGCCGAATATGAACGAATTGAAAAAACCATCAGACAACATACAAACTGATGGCGGAACAATAAAAGAAACTGATTCAATGGGCAGAGAAAAATTCTGGGAAGATTTAGGTAGACCTGATGACAGCGGAAAATAAAGAACCTCAAAATTTAGAAGATAATCTTCCAATGGTTAATTATATTATGTTGCATAGAATTTATGATCTACTTACATTAATATCCAATAAATTGGTGGGGCCAGAAGATACATCAAAAATGGTTGAATATCATAATCAAGGATATCTATTAGGGCCTACACCATCTTACACTCCAAGCGATGCAGATGAACTACAGTCTTGATGATTTAAAAAATTTTCCAGATAAATACAAAAACTACTACATGCAAGTTATACCTATATGTAAAGAATGTGATTTATTTTCTGAAGCAGATGAAACATGTATTGTAAATGAAGATAATATTTTTAATATAATAAAATCAGATTTACCTATATGTCCAATTGGTAATTGGTAGCCCTATTGACTTTGAAAAAATATCATTTTACAATTAAGAAGTACGGGTCGTAGCATCCCACTTGCTCCCCGTATAATGTGTCTTAGGACACTAGCAAGTCCCATTCGGATCCGCCTCTGAATGGGATTTTTGCTATTGTTTTTTTGTATAAAATATAGTACTATTAATATCTATAGAAAAGAGCATATATGTCAATACCACATTATAATGTAGTTATAGCTACTCCAGGATATCAAATGGAAAATGCTTATGTAACATCATTAATAAATACAATAAAATATTTTGAAGAAAATGATATAACATGGGCATACACATCTAGAACCTGTTCAGACGTAGCTCTTGCCAGAGAATGGACTATTATGGCAAAGTCTGCAGATTTAATTGGTGGAATTTTTGATAAGCCTCTTTCTGGTGCTGCTACATACGATAAAATATTTTTAATAGATTCTGATATTTTTTGGGAGACGGAACAATTTATTAAATTGTATGAGTCGGATCTAGATGTAATATCTGGAGCATATTTACAATCTAATGGAATTGATACTGTAGTATATGATAATAAACAGCATTTGATGAACTATGAAGAATTTTTAAATAAAATGGATATATTTGAAGCTGGCGGAATTGGTTTAGGCTTTACATGCATTAAAAGTGGAGTTTTTGAAAAAATACAACGCCCCTGGTTTGAACATAAAAATACCGTTGTTCCTATTGGCAGCAATGAGTTTGGCGTTGAGTTAATGTCTGAAGATATATCTTTTATACAAAAAGTAAGAGAAGCTGGGTTCAAGTTATATGTTGATCCTAGTGTACGTGTAGGTCACGTAAAGCAAATACATATGACTTGGTGAGAGCCCAATATCAGATTTGAACTGATGACCCTTCGCTTACAAGGCGAATGCTCTGCCACTGAGCTAATCGGGCGTATCTCCAGAGAGAATTGAACTCTCGTTACCAGATTGAAAATCTGAGGTCCTAACCACTAGACGATGGAGACAAGAGAGCGAGTGACCAGAATCGAACTGGCACTATCTGCTTGGAAGGCAGAGACACTACCATTATGTAACACTCGCATTCGCTGGACCACCAGGGCTCGAACCTGGGACCTAGAAGTTAACAGCTTCCCGCTCTGCCAACTGAGCTATGGTCCAATGTATTTAAAGTATACTAAATAAAACGGAATTTGAAAAGTGCGTCCGAAAAAAGTGCGGCGGAAGTAGAAGAGAACGTTTCACATGAAACAATGGGCCAATTATCCTATTTACGAGAGTATGTACTATTTCCCAGATTTTCTAGATTTACGAATATGTGTCCTAATTCGATGACAATTTGAACATACCAGTTCACATTTAGCAATTTCCTCATCGATCTTTTTCTTGGACAAGGTAGGGATTAATTCCATTACATTTTTATGCTTCTGACCTCTTACGTGGTCAAAGTCCATCACATAGTATGGATAATTGATCCCACAGTCCATACAAGGAGACTTTTCCTTAAGCTCTCTAATGTACTTCGCCAAATAAGCCTTCTGCTTGGCTATAGAGACCTTTTCAGTCTTCATCCTAGATAATACCTACAAAGAAGCATCATATGGCTTAATTATAGCAAGAGAATTGTTTTAGGCTTCCCGCCTTTTTTAAATTTATAATTTATTCTAGTTGACTAAGATATTATATGAGTAAAATGTTAATAAAATTTTATTTTTTTAATTAGCCATTATGTAGAGAAATTGAGTCAAGTAATCTGACTTCTCTTTTTGTTACATACCCACCTTGTTTATCAAGTTGATCTTTAGCTTTTGTTTCATCTTCCGCCATTATTTGAACAATCATTTTAACTTCATATGTAAAGCAAGAAGCTTCCTTATATTCTGACATAATTATCCTTAATTCGATATAAATGTATCATGTATTATATATTGATACCTGGGTATATTAGATTTTAGCAAAGCCCCCCTTTCCCCCCATAAGTAAAAAATTACAAAGTAGGGAGAAAGAGGGAAAACTTGACACCTGGTACATATTGAGTTTAAGTGTAAGCCCCCCACAAACCAAGATAAGTATAACACTAAAGATTTTCAAGAGTCAATACTACTTGCAAACTTTTTTATGATTGTAATAAGTTGAATGAGCAAAGTCAGATCTTATCTGTATTTCCGCTCCGCATTTTTCGCAAATAAAAATTCTATTGCTTGACATATGTAGTAAATTCTAGCATAGCTGTAATATCTTGGTCAACTGTAAATTAAGATTTCTAAAATGTTAATATAATTTTAATTTGTATGATGCAGGGTTTTAAAATGTCCGATTTATCCTATTAGTGAGCCCATATAGATTAACTTTGTGAGATAAATCACCAACTATTTTTTCAATATATACCTTATGTCCGTTTTGCGACTTGATAATTGTCGGTGGGTAGGTATATGCTTAAGGTATAAGAAAAATTAAATAAGGGTATGAGCCTAGCAAATAATCCGAAAGGTGAGCCTAGCAAATAAGACCCTCTACTAAAGAAAGGAAGTTAGACAATATGCTAACTGAAACTACATTAAATAAAATTAAATACGAATATCAACATGGTGGTGTTAAGCAATACCATCCCGAAATTTCAATGAGAGAGCGTAAGGCTCTTTTGAAATATCTCTTTACTCTACCTACGCATAAGGATTGTGATTGTGAGGTGATTGCGTAATGAGTGCTAATCTCTATTCAATAGAAAGCCTACTAATAGGTAAGACCTATCGTAGCCGCTCCGTAGAGGGCGAAATTGTATCGGCTGAAAAGCATCCGCAAGCCGTATGGTATGCCGATGCTGAGGCGTATCTTGTAGGTATTCGTAAGAATACTGGCGGATATACCTACCGCTCAGTAGCGGTGAGTGTGGCTTAAATCACACTCGCCCTGCGGGCGTGTCGCTTGCCTAATGTCGGCTCTATGGTGTAGCCTTAAGGCATAACAAAATAAACAAATAAAAGAAAAGGAATAGAAAATAAAATGAAAATCACTTACTCAGTATGGCAAGGCTCTATTATCAAGGGCTCAGGATTTACCGCTAACAACATGAAAGAAGTAATTAAAACAATAGACGAATTAAACGAAAGTGGATTAAAGCCAAAGTTTGAAGCGTTTATTTCTAAAGTAGAACAGGATAACAAATAATGTACGCTATGTCTTGGGAGTTAAATAATAACGATTATAAATACGAAAGTATCCAACACGGATACACAGTAGAGTTTGACGAATACGAAAATGACGGAGATGTATCTCTTGACGAATTGCTAGAAAAAGAATTAGAAATTGAAGAAATGGAAATAGAAGGGGAGGTTTTCTAAATGTGGGATAGTTTCTTATCTATTGAATTAGACCGCTATGGATTTACCATAGATAGTTATTATTTTTAT